TGATCAGTCGGCCAAAGGCAGAGCCCAGGTTTTGAGCCAGCTCTTTCATGCGCTCGACGATCTCAGTGGCCGACCGGGCGCTCATGTTGTCCGGTGGCAGCGACTCATCCAGCAGGATGCGCTTGATGCTTGCCGACAGGTCGTTGATCACCAGCTGGCTGATGTTGAAGTCGCCGGAGCGGGGCAGGGCCAGCAGGGCCGGGCCTTGCGTGCCGCCATTCCTGGCCACCGGGATGATGGCACCCGGAACGATCTTGACCGTGTTGGGGTTTAGCACGCCGTCGTCTGCCGCTGTATATACACCGGCCACGGCCAATGATGCGTTCTTGAGCAGCAGCTCTTTGACCTTGTTCAGCGTCTTAATGTCCGGCAGGGCTGTCATCAGCGGGCCGCGACCGTAGATCTCCCCGGCCACCTTCATGTAGCGGCTGATCACCCACGGGCTCATCTTGCGGCGGCGGTAGACCAGCTCTTCCTTTGAGGTCTTGTCGATCACATGGTAGCAATAGTCGCCGCGCTTGTGGTCATAGATGGTGGCCTCCAGCAGCTCAACATCATCAGTCGGCTTTTGCTCAATGCGGCGGGCCATGTCGGCTGAGATGTTGGCATCTGGCCACTGGCGCTGGATGCTCTCGCCCTTCATGCGCATGCGGCGGTAGACATTGTCCACCTGGCCATTCGCGCCTTCCTCGTAGCTCACCAAGAACAGCGGCACGGGGATGAAGTTTAGCGGGGATACATCGTCGCCCGGCTGCACCATCATGCAGGCGGTGCCCACAGCCAGATCCAGCAAGAACTCGCCCATGGCGATGTCAAAGTTGGACTGGTTCAGCATGGTGAACATCTTGTCCTGGTAGACCTCGAGCACGGCCTGGGCCTGCTGCCTGCGCTCGACAGGAATGTCGGAGCCAGCCTCGAGCTTGGCCCACTTGCGCTGGGGCGGGAACACCACCGACTGCAAGCGATTGGCAAAGCGCTGGGTGGAGTTGATGGCGGTCGAGTCAAAGACGCGCTGCATCTTTTTGGAGCCTGTAGCGCCACCTTCCCACACGCCATAGAGCTGGCGTTGGGGCAGGGCAAACTCATATGCGTCTTGATACAGCTGTTGGAACTCATCCTTCTTGGTCTGAGCTGCAACCTGCCGCTTGAGAATCTGCTCGGGTGTCAGGCGCATGCCGCCCGGAGCGCTCTTGTCGTATTCCATGATTAATCCTCATCCTCTTCCAGCTTGGCCTCTTGCATCATCTGCTTGATGCCCTTCATTGGCGCCTCTGGCTTCTTGGCCGACATGTACTTTTCAATCTTTTTGCGCAGGGCGGGCGGCAGCTTGGACAACTCAACCTTGTCTTCCATCTCGCCTTCAATTTCGATTTCGACTTTCATCATTTACCCTTTTTTAATGCGTCAGCTTCAGACATGGCAATGGCCACAGCCTGCTTTTGGTTGACAACCTTGTCGCCGCTGGAGCTCTTGAGCTTGCCAGCCTTGTATTCGCGCATGACCTTGGCAACCTTGGCCTGCATCTTGGTCTTCATATCCTTCATGCCTGCTCTCCTGCGATCAATGGGCGGGTCATCTTGCGAGACACGGCACCGATCTTGGCCGCCCGGCGCTCACCGACTTCGCGCTTGAATGTGCTTTCGGCGGCGGCACGCTTGGTGCCAAACTCGCCCTCGTCAAACTTTTCAATCTCCGGTGCAACCGGTACAGCAGGCAAAGCCGGGGCTGTCTCGGTGAACTTGGGGATCTCTCTGGGCTCGTAGACGGTGATGTCGCCGTACTTCTTTTTGCCGTACCAGGTAGCCCCAGTGACAACGCGCTCTGTCCTGGCAATGACCGGGTTCTTTTCAATTTCAGCCAGCACCAGGTTGTAATCTTCCAGCTTCTTCTGGTAAGTGGCTTTCTGCGCCTCATAGGTCGGCAACAGCGATTCTTTGTATGCCGCCATCTGGGCTTCAAACGGCTTCATCTTTTCAGCAACACCCGCCTGATAGCCGGTGAATGCGGTCTGGTACTCGCCTGTGATCGCCTCGATGTTGCCCTGGTATTGCTTGGCCAATCGCTCAATGTCCGATGTGCTGCGCCGGGCCAGTTGGCGCTGCTTGAACTGTGGCAGCGTAGCCATTACTGAATCCTCATGCCTGCGCTGCCGAGATCCATGGACATGCCCAGCTCGGCATCCATGCGCTCACCGGACAGCAGCGACCGGCGACCACCACGGGTGCGGGCTTTGAGGGCAGAGGCTTCGGCAGCAGCAGCCTTGCGGCGCTCTTCATCCGCAGCAGACTGCACTTCCTTCGACTTCTGCTCCATTTCCAGCTTGTTGGTCTGGTAGTTGAGCTGTGATTGCTCAAACTGTTGCCGAGCGGTCTGGGCTTGCTGCTCAAGTGACGCGCCTTGCTTGGCGTACTCTGCGGTTTGCTTGCCCAGCTCAAGCCGCATGGCCGCCTGGTCGGTGGCCTGCTGCGCCAGCATGGTGCGCTGATCATTCTCAGCTTGCTGCCGTGACTTGCGAGCTTGGCCTGCGCTGTATGCAGTGCTCACAATAATGGCACCGGAAATAAAGTAGCTCATGCAATTGCCTCCTTGTGTTCGTAAACTTCCATTCCCAGCTCTGCGTATTCAAGAGCGGTAAACATGTCTTCTAGCTTGGCCAAATTTGTCTCATTGCCCGGGTTCGGGTGAATCGTTGTCCAGATCGCATCCTCATGGGTATGCACCACCCGCTTGGTGCCCGGCTCAGAGATGAAAGAGGCGGGAGCTGTATGCGTTTCCAAGCCAAACTCTGTGTAGCAAGTGATGCTGCCCTGACTGATGACATTGAAATGCCGGTGCCGATGGATCTTGCCAACTACCACCGTGCCGGCTGGCAAATGGATCTCCCTGGCATAGATGCCTGGGGCCAGCCAGTGCTTGAGTGGTGGTGACTCATCCATCCGCTGGCCATCCGGCAGTGCCTGGCAGGCATGCTGGATGGCCATGATCTTTTGCCGGGCCACTGGGGCTGGCAAATTCTCATGCGGCAGTTCAATGATCGCAGTACTCATGCCAAACGATTCTATTGGGCTTTGGACAGCCCGCAACAGTTGTATATCTGCACGATATTTACTCAGGCGAACACATCAAAGTCAGTCCCGGCACTGGCCTGACCCATGGGCCTGCCGCCCAGCTGGTGGGTTCTGGTCATCCGGTTGTACTCGCCGCCGCCCAGCATCAGGTAACCGAACGAATCGCCAATGTGCGAGTGCTCGTTCTTGTTGGGTGCATCTCGAAAGCGCTCCTGGCCAGCCCCAACAGCGATCCGCTTGAAGTGATAGCCACCGGCCAGAGCTTTTCGCAGCAATTTGCACTCCCGGTTGACGATCAGGCCTGGCTGGCCCTGGATCAGGCGCTGCATGGGCGCGGCCGAGGCCTCCCGGCGCACCTTGAAGTCATTGCTGGCGGTAGGCTGGGCCCGCAGCCCCAAGGTTTTGAGGTAATCAAAGGCGGTGACCTCGTAGATGGTGTCCCGGGCCATGCCGGCAGGGTCGCCCCAGACCATAACCTGGTGGTTCGGGTAGCGCTGATTGAGCTCGGCCAGCAATTGGGTGCCAAAGCGCTCCAGGCCCATGTCAAAGGTGACGATTTCCTGGTGAATCAGCCACCGGCCATTGGGCAACCGCTGTCCAATGGTGGCCGCCGGGGTCAAACCGAAGTCAAGCCCCACCTGGATGGGCACATTGGGGTCAATTTCAGTGTCGCCGGACATGGTCGAGTCCTCATACTCGGGCCAGACAGGCCTGCCTTCCTGCACATAGGTGTACTCGCCCCCGGCGTAGCAGCGAATCCAGTCCAGGTTCTTGCCGAGCAGCATCTGCTGGTAGTAGCCGGCCGGCAAGTTGTTGATGTTCTCAGCTTTGGGGTTGACCTTCCACCACTTGCCGGACGCAAAGATGTGATCGTTGGCCTCCGGCATGTCGGGCAAATCTTCAACATCCACGGGCACCACGCCGCCGGGCTGCTTGAAGAACTTCCACGCATACTGGCCGGTCATCTTCTCCTTTTCTGCCATGCGGTGCCACCAGTGGTCATCGTCCATCGGGTTGGTATCCATCCAGATCCCGTGCCATGTGGCCCCGCCGTCCCGCTTGGTCGGGTATCGGCCAACCCGGTGGGTCAGACCGTCGATCACCGCCTTGGGCAGCTCCCGGGCCTCGTTCACCCAGGCACCGGTGAGCTCAAGGGACAGCAGTTTGCGCACATCCTTGGGCTGGTCAAGGGCCAGGAAGATGACCTCGCAGTCAATGCCGGCCGCATCACCCCGGGCCGGCAGCCGGATGTGGTGGGTAATGGGCGGTGTCCACAGCATCTGGCCGAAGGTGGCCTCTGGAAACAGATCCAACCAAGTCTTAATGGTGGTGGTCTTCAACATGGGGTAGCTGTTTCGCACAATGGCCCAGCGCGAATACCGGATGTTGTCAATGGCCGAGGGCTTTTGTTGCACGGCCTTGATGAAGATCTTGGCCGCGCAGCCATAGCTCTTGCCGGAGCCCACTGGGCCCATGATGCCTTGGACAAAGTTCTTGGACTGGATAAAGTCGTAGATCACCGGGGACTCGCTGAAGTCCAGGTTAAGCCCGCCGACAGGGACTGATTTCACTGATGTTTCTTTTGTCCTAGACATTCTTGCCTTTATTGATGTTTGGTGCTGTCTCTCCAGCAGTCAAGTCATTGCCGCCGACTTTGGACGAACTTACCAGCGCAAGAAGTAATCCGTAAAAACCCTCCGCTCTGGCTGCAATCTTCATTGTCATACCCCAGTCGGTGGCGTGCAAGTATGAATCGTAATCAGATCAGCAGTGCGCTTGCCGCAGCGGGGGCAGAAGTTGCGCTCGTCTGGCTGTGCCACAGCTTCGCGCAGGGCGGCTTCGGCGCTCTCCACTTTCTCGTCGTCCAGCACCCAGCAAGACCCGGCCCCGTGCCATTCGATTGACTCCAGCGCCTCAAGCGCCAGCTTCAGTGCTTCGTCTTTAGTCATATCAATACCCCCACCGAACACGGAAACACACTAGCCAAAGGTGCAACACAAACTCATTGCCACTGGCTATGAACCCCACGGCAAAGCAGGGCCACTTGCGGGGCCAGAACTCAGTTATCAGGTGCAGTTTCTTGTTCATTCCAAGCCTCCTTCCATAACCCACTGCTCGGCTTTCTTGGTCATGAACAAGCCCTCGGCGCGGGTCATCTTTGACGACCTGACAATGAGCACGCCTGCGGAGTCGTAGCCCAGCACCAGCACGTCCGTAAGCTCCTTCATTAGGGCTGAGTTCAGCGCTTGCTCTGCTGTGTAGTTGACGCTGGCTGGCAGCGCGATGACGGTCATGTTGTTCATTCTTTTGTCTCCTGTGGAAAGTGGAACGACCCGAACTTCACAGCCGTGTCGCCATCTTTGACCAGCACCACCAGCGTAGCGGCGGTCAGGTCGCTGCCGTAGATGGAGCGCAGTGCGTCCCAGACCTTTTGCATTTCGTCTTGGGTCATGTGTTCCCCCTTGCTCGGATGGCGGCTGCTGCTCCTGACCATCGCATTGAATCGTCACGCTCACACACCATCGCACACGCCTCACGCTCATCAGCACGGACAAGGGCGGCGAAGCGTGTAATGCTGTCAACCGCACGAATAAGCTCACGCTCAGTGAAGCCCGCCTCAAGGGCCATGTCCATGATTGTTTTCATATCAGCAAACTCCAAATCCAAAAGCCAGTGAAGAACATCAGAATGCAGACCACGGCCAGCGCCCCAAAGATAGCCGTCAGCATCATCGTGCCGACTGTCTGCCACACTTCCGGCGCTGGCTGGATGTCTGGCGGCACAGCCGGGTACGCCTTGATCTTGCGCCTTTCCACCACAGCGTTGTCATAGTGGCACTCCCACACACACTCTGGCAGGTGCGGGCAGTCCACCCGCCCCGTGTCGCAATGTCTCCTGGTGCTCATATCTGCTCCCTTGGTGCCACCACATTGATGTCAATCACCGATGGCTTTTCATTGTCATCAGGGTTGTCCAGCAACCCACTGGCCTTGGCCAGCAGCCGGAGCACCCCCACCTTGTCGTACAGCTCAATGTCCAGCGTCGAGAACACATTCCCGTCCGAGTCCTTCTTGCTGTTCACCTTGATCGACTTGATCGCATGCAGCGCGTGCTCAGGTATCAAATGGCTGGCCTTAACCTTCACATTGCCATCCTCATCCCACGACATGATGTCAGTGAGCTTGGTGTTGGCCATAGAAAGCAGCGCGTAAGCCACCGCCTCCTTATTGGCCACCAGCGTCGTACTCCGATCCAGCCTGCGCTGCACAGACCGAACCCCTCCCCAGTTAGCCAGGGGAGGGATCACACTCGACTTAGCCTTGGTGGCCATCAGAACGGGATATCGTCATCAAGCTCAACCGCCCGGGCAGCCGGGGCCACATAAGCCGCCTGCCCACCACTGCCCGGTTGCTGCTGCTGGCACAGGTCGCCAACAGACAGGCTGATCCACTTCTCACCAGCCGTTGTCGTCTTCGTCCAGGCGCTCATCCACCTCACCTCACCGTTAGGCAGCATGATCTTGCCCTTCAGGTTGGGGTGGCTGTCGCTCGTCTTCTTGTCGTTCTTGAACAGGCTGCCCTGTCCAGGTTTCATTTCGTATGCCATCTAAAGTACTCCTTGGGCTTATTGCCCGTTGCGTTGAAAAACTGGGGAAAATTTCGGGAAGACCCCCGGACGCTACCGTAGGGGGGTGGGGGGCAAGGGTCGCGTACCGCGCACGCTGTCGGGCGCGGATCGCCTGCGCGTACGCTGGCGCATATAGGTAGGCCGCTGGCTGCTGGGCGCTGGGCACCCCATTCTGCCAGGCCTGTACAGAATCCATACGTTCGTTTGGTGGTTGATCGCCATGGATTGCAAGGCCTACAAGCGCCTGAGATGCTGGTCGGCTACCCATGTACCAGCCGCACCCAGATCGTGGCTGCAAGGCTGGTTTCCATGGCTTGGCGGGGCATGCTGTCATCGTGCATCTGCCTGTAGCTGCCTGATCCCTGCCATCAGGGCAGTGCTGGCCGGCTCGATGCCCTCAGCCTGGTACAGCGGCAGCAAGGTCTCGAGGCTTTGCGCGATCTGCTCGTGCGTTATACCCTCGTCAACAAGTTGTTTGAATTCAAGGTTGTTCAGAACTGTATTAAACTTGTATAAAGAACTTATATTAATACTCTTCTTATTAGTTAAAGACTGGTTCAGCACAACCCTGGAGTTGTGAGGCTCACAACCCTCCGGTTGTATAAGAGGTTCTGCATGTATAGACTTGTCAACAGACTTATCAACAGCCCTTGACCTTCTTGTCTGTGCCTTTCGCATGGCCTCCTTGACCTCCTTGACTGCCCTTGTGTCCGTCTCTTTTGTCATCGGTTCGCTCCTCTTTGGTTGGTCTATGAATGCGTTCTTGATCATCTCTGCGAGCCTTCTCTGGCCCTCTGGGTCTTGCCTGTCTTCCTCCTCCTGTTGATCCATTTTCATTACTGGTGGCCTCGTGTCCTCAAACCTGCTGGTGATCGCAATGGCTGTCTCTGTGTCCACAGCCGAGTCGTAAATCACACGCAGCGTGTCTGTTCTCTCCCGCATGTAACCCTTCCTGATCGTCATCAGGTAGCCCCTTTCGCGCAGCTGCTTGAACTGCTTGGACAGGGCCTGCTGGCTGATCCCGAGCTCTGCTGACAGCCTGGCTTGGCTCACCCAGGTGATGCCTGCCCGGTTGCAGTACGCGCACAAAGCTGCGAGCGCTGTCAACGCGCCATGGGTCAGCTCTTTGTCAAAGATCGCCTTGAACGGGATGATCACCACCTTGCGCTGGTCGGGCAGCGGCTCCTGCTGCTTGATGCGAGGCTGCTTGGGGATGGCAAACGGGACGATGTTGTCAAGCACAGCGCTCATCCTTGGCCACTTGATGCATGTAGTCGCGCACCCTCTGCTCCGAGCCGGGCCCGAAGCGCTTGTCCATGCTGACCAGGTGCCGGGTAATCAGCTCCTTGTCCTTGAGCACCTCCCAGGTGGTCAGCAGCTCGCGTGCGCAGGCCATCAGCAGGACAGTCATGTCCGGCTCGATTGGGCCTTTGAACCTTGGATACCATACCTTGAACTCCCTCTTGACAATCTTCATTGGGGCTTGGCCACCTTGGCCTTGATCACCCTGGTGACCCGCTCCTCAGTGACAAACCGGTGGCCGTTGCCGCACTCCATTCGGCGGTAGACCGAGTTGTCCAGGCGCTGGCGGGTTTCCATGACCTCTGTCCAGGCCTTGCATACGGGGCATTTCATCTCAGTCATTGCCTCTGGTCAGCTGCTCGTTGAGCTCGAGCGCCATGCGCCTGGCCGAGTCCAGCAGCTCACGCAGGTCAGCGACCGCCTGCATCTCGATCTCCAGCGCGTTCTTGAGCAGAGATACCTGGTGGTGCAGGTTGCGGAATTCTCCGTTGGCCGACTGCTCGTCATGCACCAGGCCGTTGCTGTCCCGGTAAACCTTGATGTAGCTCACATGCATTGCCGGCTCCATTTCCAATGATTCCAAGTCATCACCTCGCAGTCCAGCTCGTAAACCGGGATGCCTGTGATGGCTTGCTGGTGCTTGCGCAGCCTGCGCATGGCCTGTGCGTAGATCTGCCGCACCCTCTGGCCGCTGACAGACAACTGCTGGCCAACCTCGACAAGGGTCAGCTCCTCAACGACCATAAGCCTGATCACCAGCTCCTGCCGGTCTGACAATGGCGCGTCTGTCAGGATCTTGGCCAACAGCTCACGGCGCTCAAGCTGATCTAGGTTGTCTTCGTGCTGCCAAGACCAGCCTTGCCGAGGCAGCTCGGGCAGCTCTTCATCCCGGCTGTACCAGATCTTCTTGACCTCGCTGGGCAGGCTTGCGGTCATCAACTGGCCGTAGAAGCTCGAGCCCCTTCCATTCGCTGTGCCCATGATCAGTACCTGTAGCGCTTGAGCCAGCAGCTGGCGCACAGCCACCGGCCCGGCCGCATCTCAATGCCACCCTCTGGCGGTCGCTCTGTCTTGCACTTGTCGCAGTGGCGCAGTGCGTGTGCCCTCTGGCTTGACTCGTTGGTCTCTTGCTTCTTCATGCGTGTTGCTCCAAGCTCCAATGCAGCAGCGCCAGAGCGTCTGCCTCGTTGTCATCTGTTACCGGGTGGCCAAGCGCCTGCATGGCCTTGATCATGTCTTCCTTGCCTGCGTTGCCCTTGCCGGTGGCGTGCTTCTTGATCGTGCCTACAGGCACGCCTTGATACGGGATCTTGTGGTGCTCGCACCAGGCTGTCAGCGTGGCCATCAGGCCGCCATACACATGCGCAGAGTCTGTGCTTGCATGCCTGCGCACCTCCTCGAAGTAGACCGTGTGGATCTCGCCACCCAGCGTGCCCTTGAGCTCTGTCAGCCACTGCTTGAAGCGCAGGTAGCGCATGCCGCCACCCTCGTAGCGGCCCGGCTTGAAGCTCGACCAACCATGTACCACAGGGCCATTCATCTGCCGGCATGCCCAGCCGGTGGTGGTGCCCAGGTCAAGGGCAAGGATTGTTTCACTCATAACGCCCCCGACTGCTTGAGGGCTTGCACAAAGTCATCGATTTCCGGGCATGGCAGCTCGGTGCGGTGATCCTGGTCGCCTGTCATGGCCAAAGCCTCAGCCACCACCGGCTCAGGGTATTGGCGGCCGTCCTTGACCTGGTCGAGCAGTCTGTTGGCGTCTTGGTAGGTCATGGCTGGCGCACTCCCGACAGGAAGCGCTGGAGCCGGGGCTGGAGCTCGCCGTACTTGGGCATGAGCTGGTCGCGCACGCACTGGTCAATCAGGGATGACACGCTGCGGTGCTGGTCGGCAGCGGCAGTGTCCAGCAGCTGCCTGGTAGCCGGGTGCAAGCGCATCAAGAAGGGCTTGAGTTTGGGTGTAGTCATGCGACAAGTGTATATCACCCCTATATTGTGCGGGATGGCCCGGCTGCAAATTATTTGCGATCTAAGGGTAAGCACCTACGAATCTGCCCGTTTAGGGGCTGGTCAAGCGATATACAAACCGTGATACACTGACACCATGTTCAACAGGCAGATAAAGCCTAAAGGAGTTCAACATGACCACCACCAAAATCGACTACGCAGCCAACCTGGCTTTTTTTCTGCTTGAGAAGACCGGTAGTGTCAGCGGCGCATGGGAAGGCCGCATGACTGCTGTCGAGCAGCGCAAATTGTTTGGCCAGTTCCTGGGTAAAGGCCTGATTGTCATCTGCGGCAAGACAGAGGTCGTGCAGCACATCATTAAGGTTTGTTTTGGCCAGGACTGGGATGTGAAGGCCAGCCTCAAGTGGAACAGGTTGGGTGCTTGAGATGACCACCAAATTCGTAGCCTACTACCGGGTCTCCACCGACCGCCAGGGCCAGTCTGGCCTTGGCCTGGATGCCCAGCGTGCCGCCGTGGCCAAGCACATCGGCGCTGCCGAGCTGGTCGCTGAGTTCACTGAGATCGAGTCTGGCCGCAAGAATGACCGCGAGCAGCTGGCCGCCGCCCTGGCCACCGCCAAGAAGGCCAAGGCCATGCTGGTGATCGCCAAGCTCGACCGCTTGGCCCGCAATGTCCACTTCATCTCTGGCCTGCTTGAGTCCGGCGTGCCCTTCGTCTGCGCTGACATGCCCGAGGCTGACCGCACCTTCTTGCAGATGATGGCAGTGTTCGCTGAGTGGGAGGCACGCAAGATCTCCGACCGCACCAAGGCCGCGCTGGCCCAGGTCAAAGCCCAAGGCCGCACCCTGGGCTGCCCGACACCATTGATCGGCTCGGTCATCGGTGTCAAGGCCATCATGGTCAAGGCCGACAAGTATGCCGACCGTGTCGGCCCAATCGTGCGTGACATCATCGCCCGGTCTGGCGCCAGCACCCTGAGAGACATTGCCGCAGCCCTCGAGGCTCGCGGCGTGGCCACACCCCGTGGCAATGTGACCTGGGGGCCAACTCAGGCCTCCAACCTTTTGAAACGCCTCAACCTGGAGTACAACAATGCATGAAACCCTGTTCGAAAAAATCACCGTGGCCGCGCTGTTCGTGGCTTGCGTTGTCCTGCTGATCTGGATGCCTGTATGAGCAAGATCACACACCCCATCCGGTCGCTGCTGCAAGGCTGCGAGTACACCCCGGCGGCCAAGACCGACATTACCATTGGCTGGCGCAGGCTGGGCTGGCTGCCTAAGGCAGAGCGGGATGCCGAGCTGAAAGCCCAAGCCACTGTCAAGCGTGCCCGGCACAAGGAGCAGGTCAATGGCAACAGCTGACCTCGCCGCCGGCCGGGCCATGCGCGAGCGCCAGCTGGACATCTTTGAGCAGCAAGACCACCAGTTCCTGGAGCGCTGCCGGGCTCTGGCGGTGCTGGTCTGCCAGCAGCGTGGCCAAGCATCCATCAATGACATCCGGGCCATCATCGAGGTGCCGCCCGGTGTCCATCCATCTGTCTTGGGCGCGGTCTTCCGCGACAAGCGGTTCACACGGATCGGGTACACCGAGGCCGTACATCCACAAGCGCATGCCAGAGTGGTGCGCATGTATTCATTAAAAAATAAGTAAGGAGCGAGCAATGTCAGTCAAAGATAAGGCACTGCAAAATGTGCTCAACATTTTGAGCGCACTCAAGTGCGAGTACAAGATCATCACCCCCGATGGCCAGGAGCTTGGCGAGCTGGTCGTTGTGCCAGCCAAGGCAAAAAGAGGAAAAGCCAGGCGACCAATTGGCACATTTTCCAATTACATCCGACCGTTCCTTGAGCCGCTGAAGGTCGGTGACGTGGCCGTCCTGCCATTTGCACATTTTGATGGCGGCGACTTGCAAAGCAATGTCACATCACAAGCCAATCACAAGTGGGGCCGTGGCAGCTACAAGACCTGCATCACCGGCAATGCTGTAGAAATATTGCGAATTAATTAAATTACAACTGGAGTAAAAAATGGCAGGCAAATTAACTGATGACAAAGCAATGAGCGCATCCCGGCTTCCGGGTCTGATGGGCTTCTCGCGGTACAGCACACCCAATGACGAGCTGCAATTCAGCATCAACGCCATCGATGGCAAAGAGCGCCCGGACATTGGCAACGAGGCCATGGGCTGGGGCAATACCCTTGAGCCGGTGATCTTGCAGCAGGCCGCCATGCGCCTGAGCATCACCGACTATGACACCCAGATCGGCCAGGCGTACACCCATGAGTCGGTGCCACTGTCTTGCAGCCTGGATGGAGTTGCTTACGGCACCGGGCAGGAGATCTTCCCAGACCATGACCGGGGCATCTATGTGGTCGGCCAGGACTCCATCGTGCTCGACGGGCCTGGCGTGCTTGAGGCCAAGCTGACCAAGACCATGCCGGAGGACACCCCGCACTTGGCCCGTGGCCCGATCCAGCTGCAAGGCCAGATGCTGGTGACCGGCAACAAGTGGGGCGCTGTCTGCGTGCTCTACCAGGGCATCGAGCTGCGCGTGTTCCTGTTCGCCACCCACCATGAGACCCAAAAGGCCATCATCAAGGAAGTGCTCGCCTTTGCGCATAAGCTCAAAACCTACCAGACCACCGGGGCCATCGACTGGTATCCACCGGCCAGCTCCAAAGAGCTTGACCGGATCTATCCCATGGCCGCTGACCGCGAGGAGCTCCAGTTGCCTCCCAGCGTAGGCGATCTGGCCAAGGGCATCCTGGAAAGCAAAGCCGCGATCCGGGCAGCAGAGGCCAGCATTGAGGATGCCGAGAAGCTGATCAAGGAGCAGCTGGGCCAGGCCGAGCGGGGCCGTGCCGGGCAGTATGTGATCAGCTGGCCCATGCGTAACTACAAGCCGGCTGCCGAGCGCCTGGTGCCCGCCAAGGCAGCCTACAGCATTCGCCAGTCCACGCTGTCGATCAAGGAATGGCAGACATGAACCTACCCGATCACCCTGCCATCCGGCATGCCTATGAGCAGGCTGTTGTGGCCATGCTGAATGCCACCGACTGCACCGAGGACGAGGCCGAGGAGTTTGTTGAATCCATGACCGAATTGATTTTTATCACCATGCAAACCTATCTGAAAGAAACAAATGCAACTGACCACCACTAATCGGGGCTTCGCTCCGACCACCCTCACCGAGGCCATGACCTTTTCAGACATGCTGGCCAACTCCAGCATGGTGCCCAAGGCCTACCAGGGCAAGCCCCAGGACATCCTGGTCTGTGTTCAATGGGGCATGGAGATGGGGCTGGCACCCATGCAAGCGCTTCAGAACATCGCTGTCATCAACGGCAAGCCATCGGTCTACGGTGACGCAGCCATGGCCCTGGTGCAGGCCAGCCCTGTCTGCGAGGATGTCGAGGAGTTCTTTGAGGGCGAAGGCACGCCCAACCCGGTCGCCGTCTGTGTGGCCAAGCGCAAGGGGCGCAAGCCGGTGACCGCTCGGTTCTCGGTTGAGGATGCCAAGCGTGCTGGACTGTGGGGCAAGCAGGGGCCATGGTCGGCGTACCCTAAGCGCATGATGCAGATGCGAGCTCGCGGCTTTGCGCTGCGTGATGCCTTCCCTGATGTGCTCAAGGGCATGATCACCGCTGAGGAGGCACAGGACTACCCGGAGGAAGCCAAGCCCCGCCAGATGGCCAGGCCAGCCAACCCGCTGGACATGGTTGCGCCAACCCCCATGATCGAGCAGACCAGCAACCCGGCGGTGATCGAGGAGGTGTTTGCCAAGGATCAGGAGGTGGACACCGTCAACGAGCTGGTTGCCCAGGCTATGGCCGAGGCCATGGAGGTGGTTGACATCCCCGAAGTTGTTGAGGCACCAGCCCCAGTGGCCACCGAAGGGTTTGCCGTCTTGCTGCCGGGCAAGGACAAGCCGCTGTCAACGCACGCGACCATTGAGGAATGGCAAGACGCTTACGAGGATGTCGCAGACAAGACAGCTCGAGCTGGCAAGGTGCTGCCCCGTGATCGCATGACCAAACTCAAGGAACTGCGTGAAGCCAATGAGCCCACGCTGGCCAAGGTAGAGATGCTCAAGCGAATCAGGCACACAGCTGCGTACAGCAAGCGCCTTGGAGCCCTGGGGGCCGCTCAGTAATTAGGCCTGGGTGCTGCTGGTCATGGTGCCAGCAGCGCTTGCCACCTCGGTGACCCGCCTGCCCCAGCCTTTGCCGAAGGTTGGCCAGGTCGGCAAACCCTGCAAAAAATTGATCCGCTTGAATGAGTACGCAGACACCAGCTCGGCGGGATCTTCAGCCAGCACAGCCTTCATGGTGCCGGGCCCGATGGCACCGTCAGCCGTCACGCCCACGACCTCTTGCAGCCACTTGGCCGCCCGGCCTGGGCCGCTGTTGATGGCCGCATCGAACACCACATAGTCCACACCGGCCGGCAGCTCGTCGCCTTTGATCTTGTCCCAGTATTTGGCCTTGTACATTGGGCCGACGATTGCCGGGGTCAGCCCGCGCATGGCCTGCTCGTCAACCTGGTGGCCAACCCACTCTTCCCAGACGCGCTTGGTCACGCCCAGGTTGGTCATGCCGCCCGGGTCTGCCGGGTGGTTCACATAGCCGCCCTCATGGTGTAGGACAGCAGCCAATGCGGAGTCAAAGTTCTCTTTCACTTTCCACCTTTCGTCATGGCCGCCGTCTTGTCCTGGCTGGACTTGCTTGAGCCGAAGTAATAGGACAGCACTTGCTGTGCGGCGGCGGTGGCGTAGCCCAGCGCAAAGATGATGAGTTGCTGCTGCTCGGTCTTGATCTCCAAGAACAACAGGGCAGCGATAAACAGGAACGTGGTGGCCACCGTGCCAAGAGCCAGGATGGGCACCACCAGCTGGGCCAGTGGCGTTGCGCCAGCCTTGGCCATCTCAAACTCACGGGTGCGGGCGCTGTCGCGGTCGGCGGCATCCAGCTTGGCAAACTCCAGCTCAACATCAGCCAGCTTCTGAGCGGCTTGTGGGTCACCGGCAATGGCCTCAGCCACGGCAGCAACTGTGTCCTCAACGCCGAACTTCTCTGCCAGCATTGAAACGGCTTTGCCGCCAAGTGGGCCGGCAACAGCGGTGGCCAGCATCGGGGCTGCGCTTTTGAGAAGATTGAGTAGCGTGTCCATATCTATCCTTACTTTTGAAAACTGCAATTGGGGCTGCATTGCGCAACAGCCTCATACACAAACCAAACGGTGGTGCCAAGCACTGAGCCGATCACCAGGATAAACAGCACAATGTTGATGACCTCGTCCATCTCTTTCTTGTGCCTGGCAGCTGCCTCTTTTTCTCTGCGGGCTTCATGGGCAGCTTCGATATCCATTGCCGCAGCTCTGGACTTGATCTTGTTCCAGACATCGATCTTGCCGCTCTGCATGAACAGCAATTGCAGCTCGTCTTCAAACCGCTTGGCCTGGTCGAGCGCCATTTCAATCTGAATGGCCGTGCCCATGCTGGACTTGGACTTCTTGGCAGCGACAACCGCCTTGCTTGCCGTTGACTTGGCGTCAAAGTACTTGCCCAGCACAGGGCCGAGCGAAGACACATCATCAACGGTCTTGCTGACCTTCTTGATCAGCGCGACCGCTGCCTGTATCCCTGCCAGGGCCGTTAGTGGATCAATCACTTCTTCCTTTCCCGCCACTGAAGGCACCAGACCAGCAGCCTATCAGATGACCATGACCACCGCACGCACTCAAAGACAGGCGCTGGTGCTTGGACGGCTGGCGGTGGTGGCGGCAGGGCGTCCATCAGCGCACCTTGAAGTGATCCCAGAACGCGACAAGGGCTGTGACCAGCCCACCGATCCACAGCAGTGGCTTGGCCAGCTTGCTCAGAGTCTCCAGCACTTGGAACGCACCCTGCGCAGCGACAAAGGCCGCCGTCACATCCTTGGTGCTTTCCGTCAGCCCATCCACCTTAGTCTCAACAGCCACCAGCCTGTCGTAGATTTCTCGGTGGGTTACATCGTGGTCGCTCATTCTGCGGCCTCTGGCGTGTTGCCCTCGGCCAGCCATGCGAGGTAGGCTTGGTAGTCTGTGTTCGCTGGGTCGAAGGGGATGCAAGATAGTGTTGCTGAGTGCCAAACGCTGACAACTTCCCCGTTTAAGTTTTTTTGTAATTTGTACATTTTATAACTCCGAAGATAATGAAATTACATTTTCAGCTAGCCACATTGGGGCTTTACCAGCAATCATCCCACTAAATCCACCAACCCTAAATTCTGCGCCAGCAGGGCTGGGAATATTTCCACCAAGTGTTGCACCGCTTGCGGTGTATCCCACATTGTCTGGCCATTCCGCATACGGATTTGATGTTAACAAAGCGGTAGTTGGTGAAGCCCTCATTGATACTGGGAAGACATAACCAGTACCTATTTTAGTTGGGCTTATCGCCGCGCCATAAGTAATTGGTGCTTTTTGAAAATACCGCTGACAAAGCGCCAACTCCGTCCCATAAGGCCGGTAGTCAAAGCTGGTGGCTGTGCTGCCCTTCTCAAGCTGTACGCCTGTGATGTAGAAGGTGGCTCCAACAGTCCCAATAACAGAAATAGCCCCAGTAGCTGAGTAGTACCGTGTTGCTGCCCATGCACCAGCCGTACCCGTGTAGGTTGAGCCTGTACCAAGATTAAAGCCGACAGCGATACCAATGCCGTTGGTAGTCAGCCAAGTGCCTGTAGTGTCACCAGCAATGGTTACTGACTTTTGCTCAAAAGTGTTTGCGGCGCTGATTGTGTAGGTAAACGGGTAGCTGCGATCTTCTGCACTGTTGTAGAGCGACCCGCCAAAGGTTCCCGTCAAACTTGAGCGCACCCAGAATGACAAGGTGACTGTAGCTGCCGAAGCAGTACCCCAACCCAAGTCAGCGCAATTTAAACCCTCGATGTATTGAACAATGAATGAGCGTTGGGTAGCCGCCAAGGACGCATCAGCAGTGGTAATCGTAGCCAGCAAACTGTTGATGTAGCCAGCAGGCGCTGTGGTTGACCTTTGCAATGTAAAAGCGCCGTCTGTAGCATCAGCGCCAGACCATCTGTCAATTGCATAAGTTGAGTTTGTGCCGTCAATCGTCACACTCGCCCCAGCGTTCCTCTGGTCGATCACACACGCCCCATTGATGATTCTTGATTTGAACCCGAAGCCCGTGGCAGCGGTGTTTTGTACGCTGTTGTCAGGGAAGGTGATGCTGTCACCACTGTATGCGATGGTCATGCGAGTTGCTCCATGATGGTTTTCAATGCCGCCACATCAGCAGCAGCGTCAACAGCAGTCTGCATGTCAGCGTACTTGGTGCGGATAACAGCACGGGCAGCTTCAGCGGCCACAGCTTCAGATGGGATGGTGGCCTTCACATCCAGCGGAGCAAACTCAGCAGAGCGTGCTGCACGCCGTGCCTCGTGCGTGATTGCTTTCGCTTTGGTGATGTCGATTACGATGCCCATGTCCACGCTCCTCGGAATGTACGGTCTGATGGAATGTCTGCTGCGTCCACGATGGCGTATTCAGCGCCCTCTGGGATGTCTTTCATGCAGGCTTCAATGGTGTCGGCAGGGATGATGACGGCGACGCCGCCTTCTGGGGTTTGGTAGATGATGCGTTTGTTCATTTGGTTCTTTCAGCGAAAAACGGAGACAGAGACATACTTTGAGTCCTGATACGCAGTTGTGTTTCCAAGTGAAAAACGAAGCGTTGAAGTTGTTGGCGCGACTTCCGTTCCAGACCCGGAAGCCCACGATTGAGATATGTAACCAGTCACACCGAAGGGCGGCGCGGCTCCGATTACAGGGCAGTAATTTACATCAGGCATCGCAGTAGAAAAGTTAGCCGTGTAATCACCCACGCCATTATCTGTAATACTCGACACATTTCCACTAGCCCGAATAGCCACAGTGCCCGTGCCGTTGAAGTTCACCCAAGCTCGGCAGGCGTAGACAGGGGCGCTGCCGGTGGCGTTGAACTGCGTCAAGGTGCTTTCAGCCGTAGCCATTGTCCCGTTGCTGTCAGGCAGCGTCAGCGTGCGGTTGGTAGATGTTGAAGGCGCGAGGAGGGAAAACACTCCCGTGCCAGTTGCGCCTCCGGTTATTGCAATCGAGCTCATGCCAGTTGCTCCTCTGTTGGTCGTGCCAGCGTTGGGTGTTCCCAAGCCGCAATGTAGTCGCCCCTGCCGTCAGAGTCGTTCTGGAGCCTGATGGTGGTTGTGAAGTCTTGCAGAGTCAGCGCAGGGTATAGCGCCATGATGCGTTCGTAGAGGGTCATACTGCGCTCCTTACTAATACGGCTTGGAAATAAGTACCTTGCTGACTTGTCTCAAATTGAAGTGTGCCTGTACCATTCATAAATCCATACCATTCTAAATAATCAGTAGAGCCATTCATATATAATAGACATGACCCACTTGCACGATAAACTGTTGCTAAATTTATATCAAAAAAGTATTGTGCCGCAGCCCCATTTTTATATATTGCGCTAAAAACTCTAGTAATTGTTGTTCCATTAAATTGTATGCCCGCCGAAACTTGATAATATCCTGCTACAGTTGGCGTAAATGTTGAGGATGCAAAATTGCTATTTGTATCAAATAATTCTGTGCCACAAACAACTTTAGTCCATGTATTTGCTGTTACTGTCTGTGAAGATGCAGAATAAGCACTAAACGCTGGGCCGTTGCCAGCCACATTAGCAGCTAAATCACCCTGCTCCACCGCACCAGCTTGAACCGCTGATGCCCCCGTTGTTCCGTCTATAGTTACTGCCATATAATTCCTTAAAGAACAACCCAGCGGCTGCCGGTTGGTACTGTAACTACAACACCCGAAGCCACGCTGATCGGGCCGGCGCTCATTGCGTTTTTGCTGGCCGTGATGGTGTAGTTGGTGTTCACCGTTTGGCCGTTTTCGATGAAGATGTCATCACTGCCGCCACCAGTTGCACCACCACCCACCGAGCCCCAGGCCGTACCGTTGTAGACCTCTGGCTTATCCACATCGGTATTGAAGCGCAAGTAACCTGCGCTTGGTGATCCGTCTCGCTGCGCCTCGGTTCCAGCCGGCAACTTGGCCGAGCCTGTGGCACTTGTCTTCTCGACAACCAAAGCTGGGTCAACAGATACAAAGCCCCAGGCCGAGCTGCTGTAAACCTTCATCCGGCTTACTGCCGTGTTGAAGTACAGATCCCCAGCGCTTAGGGCATTGCCATCGTTGTCCAGCGTGGGGTCAGTGCTGAATGCTCCCAGGTAGGTATCGGTGAATGCATCAAGCGCAGCCTCTGCCGCGGCCTGGGCCGTCTGGGCCGCCGTTGCAGAGCTTGCGGCACTGGTCGCTGATGTGCTGGCAGTTGAGGCCGAGCTCGCAGCATTGGTTGCCT